ATATTCTTGATTTCTTTCAATGCTTCACCCTGTAAAAGAGTATGCAAGGCTTGTCCTGTCAAATCTGCGGTAATCTCGCTTGTTTCGCCATACCAAAGCTTCTTGATATTCGCGGCTGTGACTTTCTTTGCTTCTGCCATATTATTTCACATTTAAAACTTCAAACAAAATTCTTACATTCACATAGTGACACTTTAAAGCAGTGTCCTCCTCCGTTCCAATTGATTCGATAGAATAATGATAGGTTGTACCGTCATAGCGACCGGTAACACCGTCAAACAATCCCTGTGCCTGCTTCTCCAGTTCGTTCAGCCGGATGGTATTGGCTTCGCCTTCCTTCAAATCGGGAACACAAATGTTCACCTCGACGAAAGATTTCTTCCAGTATATGCCCGGCTGTTGCTTCTTGGCGTGAATGACAATCCTTTCGGACTTTATCGCCCCTGTCAGCTTCTTGCCATGGGGAACGATATCAATCCCGAAAGACTTGCAGTCACGGTAGAGAATGTTCGCTATGTCAGTAGTTACTATCATACAATAAGATATTGAATATTATTATCATACTGAAGGAATACATGAAAAACCAGTTCTCCAAGTTGAACAGTACCTGCAAATCTTTTGTCTGACAAATCTTTATCAGATATATTTTGTCCTGTTGCATACATAAAAATATCCACTAAACACAATTCTTTTTGACATTCATCTACTACTGCCCACAAGCAAATTGCATTCCGTTGTGCTTGAATAGATAATATTCTTGCTCCGATAGGCAGACATAATTTTGAGTGGTCTGCGACCATCAGTTCATACTTGAATATTCGTTTCATTTGATTTCCTCCTTTAATCGTCTCTCAGCAAATAAGGCTGCACCAGTTGAAACTTCGTAACCTTTGGATTCCACGTGTGAGGCATACTCAGCATCGTTTCTTATCACCAGTCCATCATCCTCAACTGAATACTTGTTTGACTTACGGAGCGTTCCGGTCCGGTTCTGATAACTACCGTTCTTTATAGCATAATCGACAGCTTCCTTTCCGACCCTCTCTTCTACAGCTTTCACCTCGGCATAACCTTGGTCGAAAAAGCTGTCCACGTCCGAAAAATCAAACTTTACAGCCATATCTCTGAGTAACCAAAATAATTCGTATTCTTCACCATGTAAACCTTGCCAGTTCCCCTGGTATTATCGCCATCCATACATCTGACTTCATCGCCAGCCTTCAGGGAGGTTTTCTTTTCACAGACTATGTGATAGTTCGGTCGGTACACCTCGCCGTTCTCCGAAGTAAACTCCTTGGTGGAGTTATCATCACACCGGCACTTACATACGTCCTGCCAGCTTTCTCCACCGGTTCCGGGAATAGGCCGGCCGAACTCGTCTGTTTCCATTGGAGTAGTAACCTTGATTTGTAATATATGTGGCGCGAATATCATAGGAATCTGACTTTAGGTTTATCTGACAGTGTGTCTTCAAGGCCATACTTCTTGCACAAGAATGAGTAGTATTCCTTCAAGCCTTTGGTGTCCCAGGACATAGAGAAACCGTTCTCGCTGATGGAAGTAGCACGAAGTAGAAGAGAGGGGATAAACTTCGCCATAGACACCGAAACAAGTCCGATGTTTGACGGGCCCATCTCATCCTCTCCGCTTACTTCTGAAGACAAACTTATCTCCAAAAGGTCAGCCTCCGACAAGTTGATGCCGAAGGTCTGAAACTTCTGTGATATGTAGTCGTTTACTGTCATGCGTTCATGGTTGACAAATCAAAGTTCACAATCAGATTCGGGTTCGTAATCTGAGGAATCCACTCTGCAGTGTATTCCAAATAACGACCGTTCTTGTCCTTGTAACCGGAAATAAGCATATCACCGTCTGCCTGGGTGTAGTTACGTCCCGGTACGCCGTCCACTGCTTCGTACGGAGTGTGGAAACGCATATAACCGACCTTATCCTGCGGAAGCAAGGTGATACGGTCGTCTGCATAAATCTGCACGTTCTTCCCGGTCTGGTCTTTCACGTAATCTTCCTTGATTTCAATGGCCGGAAGCCCGATGCCAGTGAATACTTGGGAAGCCAGTTGAGATGTAATCAAACCAGTTGAAAGATACATCTCATTTCCTGTAAGCTGCATCTTGAATTTGTCACCAAACTCAGCCGACCCGATGATATTCTTTACGAAAGTTCCACGAGACATGATCATCTTCTGGAAATTACCATAATCAGCTTTCAGTGCATTAATCTGCTGCTGCAGATAGGTAATGAAGTTCGTCTTCGCACCAGTATCAGGCTTAATGAACTTGAACGGCAATTCAATGTTAAGAAGGTCGACGCCTCCGGCATTGTCGTCCTTGTTCTTGACTGTTGCTTCTCCTGTCATCAGAAGTGAACCTACGATAATATCCATGCGCTTGTGAGCTGCCAAAAGTACCTGGCGGTAATCGTCATAGATGAAATTCACGATTTCCTGCATGGCTGCTACCTGGTCGGCAGGTTTAGCAGCGTTAAACTTGTCAATCAAGTCCTGAAGTTCGGACAGGCGGTCAATGGAAATCTGGTAAGCATCGCCAAGATAAGCGATTTCACCATATCCTGAACCGATATTCCGGCGTTCACGGATAGGCTTCTCGCCGTATCGTGAGTTAATAGAACCGGCCATCACTCCAGTAACCTGACCGATGTAGTCCTTGAATACACGGGTAGTCGTTCTACGGAAATCAAGATACTGCTGCCAGTAGATTGTATCCTTACGAGTCTGAAGGACGCGCTGGATAACGGCGTTTACGATATTGGGGTCATTAAACAGAGTATGAATAGTTAGCATCATGTTTTACCTCCTTTCTTTATTTGCTTGCAATTACACCTGCTGTTCTCAAAGATGCCAGAAGGGCATTCAATTTTGTATGTGCATCTTCCTGCCCAGTAGCATCATCCACTTTAACACCCTGCTTTACACCTCCGAGAGCAGAAGATGTTGCTGCAGACAAAGTGAATTTGTTGGCTTGGGATGCGATACCATCCAATTTAGCTTTGTCTTCTTTACTCATCAAGCCATCTTGACTGGAAGACGCTTTGGCAACTACAGCCTTTCCACTTTGAGTAACGTCAGGAGCGTTGAACTGGAAATGCGGCATGTTGGCCTTGTCAATGTCAGAGAAAGGCATAACCAATTTGGTAGGCTCAATCTCGAATGCTCGCATCAAAAGAGCAACTAATACAATTCCTTCTTCTACTTGTACTCTTCCGTACAAGGCTGAGTTAGCAATGACTTTCGGAGTTGTGCCGCTTACCGCTGTAGCTTCATAGAGTACAATACCAGCTTCCAATGTTTCGCCAAAGTCGGCAGACAGCGTCAACTTATCGAAATCTTTGTTTGATTTGTCAATACTGTTGATGGTAGCCCCATGAGAACCATTACCCAGATGCATACCCACATAAGCCAAAGAGTTTTTCTTGATTTTCAATGTGGTATTGGAACCGGTGGTAAACTTTTCATAGATTTCTACACGGATAGCCACCTGAGCGGTCTTCTTCACCAAGTCGGCGGCAATCGGTGTGAAGGATGGAAGAAACGAACCAGCGACAAGGTTGGCCGTATCCAGCTTGTAAGACCCTCTGCGTCTTACACCGGTAGAAACATCATAGCGTTCCTCGATGGACGGTTCAGGCTCAATGTTGTACTTAAATCCTGCTGACATAAATTACTTGTTTTGTTGTTCGACAATAGATTTTGTGTCCGCCTCAATCATTTTGGCGAACTCGCTCGCTTCCTTCTCCTGCTTCTGTTCGGCAGTTTCAGGAGCTTTGGAGAACTGAAAACCGTTGTTAGACATATCCTGCTTCATGTCCTTGAAATAAGTGTCCAAGTCGGTGTTTTCGGGAATGTTGCGGTCTTTCAGCATAAATTCGGGAATACCGTACTTCTTCGCCACTACTGAAATCTGAGAATTGCGCTGCGCCTGCGCTTCATTTTTCTCCATTTTGGCCAGCTTGTCGGCAAACGGCTTGATACCGGCGGCGATGCCATCGGCAATCATCTTTGCGATGTCTGTCTCCTGCGGCTTTGGAGGGTCGTTTGGTTTCGGTGGTTCTGGTTTCGGATTCTCGATTGGTTTTCCGTCTTTCAGTCCATGCTTCTTCTCGTAGTTTGAAACAGCGGAAGTCTGCGCCTGTCCTGCACGGAAATCACCATAGTTTTGCATCACGTCCTGAAATGAGATACCCTCAACGATGGAGGTCACCTTCGTTTCGTCCGTTACACCCTCTGCCTTCTTTGTGGCGATACGGGTGAGTGTGGCAGTGTCCACCCCAGCGAATTTCTGTTGCAGTCCTGCCAAGATTTGTTCAAAGATTGTCATACCGTATGAGTTTGATTAATAATTTCATACGGTAAATTTACTTATAGAGAAAGGGAAGGGGAAATTTTAAGGCTAACGATACGAAACAATTGGGAGAATGTTCGTTTTTAGACAAAAAGAAAGCGTGATTACCTAAGTAATCACGCTAAACTGATTATTTATTAAGTTATCAATTTGTTCCTTATACTTTCACGCGTTAAAATAAATATCGGAATTAGATTTAAAATAAACTGCAATGTGTAATTTATCCACGGACGATTAAAGAATATAGGTAATAGCCCGAACATCCATTGTGTTACCCAAATTAAAATGGACATTCCACTAATCCCTATCACCATTCCTAATATTAAACCCCATTTATTTTCAGGTGGAGCAAATGGAGATATTATAAGCATAAACAAAAATATTATTAACCATATAATCCAAAATAAAGAAGAAGATACTGTATGCAAAATTTGATTTCTTTGGATATTTTTCCTATCGATTTCTTGCATATTATTAGAAATCTTATCTTCTAATGTAGACTGATTATCAAATAATTCAAGAAATTGCTCTACTACTGTTTTCCTATTAATAAAATCATATTTCATTTCATCAAGTAACTTACAAGTTATTGTATCTTGCTTTAATGCTACTTTTGTTTTTTCAATTTTTAATAAATAATCAAGTTCTTGAGAATTTATGTATAAGTAAGAAAATCCTACAATATTATCAACAAACAATATTGATAATATTATCAGTATAGTGATGGATATTTTTCTTGGGACTGAAATTCTTTTATTTTCAAGGAAATTCCATATTTTAGAAATTAGCTCAGACATAAAATCACAACAAATTTATAGCAGACAGTTCTTCTGTCAGAGCATTAATACCTTTCTGAATCTTCTCCAACTGCTGTTTACGTGGTTTGTGTACTCCAGCCGCATAATGCCACAACTGGCGTTCATTGATTCCGGTTATCCGGCTCAAAGCAGCTTTGGTAAAGATACTGCTGTAATAGTTGATGAAGGTGGCAGCATCTATCTTGAACTTCAATGTGAACTCTCCCTGCAAAATTTCCACTGGAGCGATGTTCATTTCATTACATGAATCCAAGTAAAGTTCAACAGCCTCCTTCATGTTCTTTTCGATTTCCTTCACGTCGTTACCGACAGTAATCACCGGAGCACCTTCAATATAGGCACTAAGATTATTTCCAGCATGTTCTACAATCACTTCTACGATTTTCATACTGACCTCCTTTTTATCGTTAAACAAAAGAGGCGGGGGCTATTTTAGCCCCGCTTGCCTCAGAATGTTGTAATAAGTGCCTTTCTCAACGCCTTTCTTGCCGTGGTCTGGGACAATCACTACATGGCTACCATCAGTGTAAACCATGTGACTGCCTTTCTGCCTCACGAACCAAAAGCCATTTTCAGTAAGCAGCGTTACAACGTCTTTAACTGATTTGTAGCTCATAGCGTTTAAGACTTAATTACGATGCAAATATAGTAAAATAACGAATAATTACAAAGAAGTATTCATGTTTTTACTATGATAAAGAAAATAGCGATACCTCGAAAGATACCGCTACTCAATTGGTAAATATTTTAGATTCCCATTCGTCTGTTTTGTATAAACCTCGTAATTTTTCTGACTGGATTGTTCTATTCTTCAGATTTACTGCTGGAACTTTTGAGAGAGAAAAGCTGTTTCTGCTTCTCAATATCGTTCTTCTGTTTCTCAGCCTGCTCTTCCTTGATGGCTTCAATCTCATCCAGAACTGCATCCACGTTCCCCACGAAGGTGATGGCCCGCTGCTGTGACCAGATTTCACCGTCCTTGGCCTTAATAGCTGTGTCTATCTTGTCTTTGATGTCCTCCAGCTTATACGGCTGCATCTGCACATCCACGTCAATGGTTTCGGAGGCTTCTTCTAGGGTAGAATTCACGGAACCCAAAGCTGATATGAGGAAATTTACACGTCGTTGCATGAACTCGCCTACCGTTTCATTCAGATTTTCCACATTCAGGTGGGTGGACATGAACACATAGTCGAAAGTCACACCGGAAACGGCGTTTCCTGTACCCTTCAGGGAGTCAAAAGAGATTCTGGGCGTATTGGTCAGTCCGTATATCTGGCTCAGCAAGGTTTCCACCTCGAACTTCACCGTATCAGGTACCTGAGACCAGGTAAGATACTGGGCATTTGCTCCCTGACCGGTCAGCTCGACCACACGGTTCTTGAACTCACCTGAGAAATTCTCCACGTTACCAAAAAGCATGAGGATAGGGAAGAAGTGGTAGTCGATACAGTCTGCATAGTTTGAAAGAAGTTTCTCCAGTCTTACGCGAAGACTCTTAATCTTCTCACAATACGCTTCCGGACGATACATGTAAATCACCGGCATCTTCTTGAATCCATGAGCAAATGAGCCTTTGTCAGTCCAGCTGCTCGTTAGCTCCCACTGGTAAACCATGTCCTTGGTAATGGTCATGAAACAGGTAATCTCTACATCGTTCAGGTCTTTTTTCTTATATTCACGAGATAGGGCCACCAAATCCCCCTGGTCATTGAAGAAAGGGTAGAGCTTGTCGCCACGGAACGGAGACCAGATGGCACTCTTCAGACGGTATTCAGGCTTTGATTTGCCGAAGATTCCTGAAATCTTTCGTTTGAGTTTTGCCCAGAAGCCGTCATCCTTCACCACATACCAGTATTCGGCCACTTCCTGCTCGGCCAGCCATGCCCGGACTACTTTCTTGTTCTGGTATTTCAATTTGTTCTTCTTGAACACCTGCTTCAAGGCCGAAAGAAGATTCTCCTCCGATTCATCCGGCTGGCAATCAAGGACCGGTTCTGTTCCCACAGTGAAGGCAGTCTGAATGTTCACGATGTCCTGCTCGATAGGAAGAGCAATCCTGTTCGGGTCAACTTCTTTCCTTACTGCCGGCTCAATATATTCTTTCCCGGTTGTCGGGTCTGTAATCCGTTTCTCAGGCTGGGTCGTGATTTTGATTTTCGGGTATTTCTCTTCATCTATCACTATCTCGTGCTTGTTCGGATTCCAGTCATTGTAAAGAGCGTGAGCGTTTGGTTGCTCAGTCTTTCGTCCTTTTTTCAGATAGTAGATTTTTCTCTCTACTTCCGGCATAGCTAAAATTTCTTCTAAAGTCATATTTCAAAGTTTAATGTCCAAATATTCCTGAAACGTCTTTGGGTTTCATAATTCTACCGAGAAGTTCTCCCAGCACATAGTAGCGTGCAGCATCAATACCGTGGTTATCGTGGTCTTCCGGCTCGTTGATGTAGTTTCCGTCCTTATCCTTTGCCCAGACATAATTTCTGAACTCTCTCTGCAGGTTATAAGAACGCTTGGTGATGAAAATTTCCATTCCCTGCATCTTGTCAATACCGGCATTGACAGAACCTTGTCCTTTCTCTACCGCGTATATTTTAATCCCTCCGTTATGAATCTCCTGAATGAGTCGCGGGTCCGCACTGTCGGCAATCACTCTCAAATTCCACGGGCGTAGCGTCTTTATAATATCCCCAGAAAGTAATCCAGTTCTATAATCCACTTCATCCAGATAAAGCGCATTGTCAATGATTCCACACCGAATAGAAGCCGATGGGTCATTGGTATAACCAAAGTCCTGTCCAATAGCCACCTTCTTGCACCACATGGGGAACTCATCCACGATACCCCATTTCTTGAACACGGCACCTTCGGCCACGTCTGCCCATCGACCGATAACCACATGAGCGTACTTCTCCGGATTCTTCTCTTTCATTTCCTTGACTTCTCTCAGGAACTCAGGAGAAAGGTTCTCGATATTGTCGAAATAAGTCGTATGGATATGAAGCACATTCGGATGGGTGGAAATCTGTACCTGGACGCCGTCAATCTCCACCAGCCGGTGAGTATTCTCGATGTATTTCTTGTAGATGAAGTGGTTCGAATTGCATGGATTCATGATGATGATAATCCGGTTCTGGATTCCCTTTTTACGGATGGAGAGCATAATCTTGTCAAACTCGTCCTCACTAGTCCATTCCTCTGCTTCATCACAGACAAAGGTGGTGATACCCTGAATTGATTTCAACTTGGCCGTCTGATTCCCGGAAGAAGTCTTGATACCACGGAACATGATACGGCTGCCGGTCATCCGGTTTACTATATCGGTTTTGGTGGTCTTGAAATACTTCGTGGTTCCATCCAAATCTATCTTTTCCATCATTTCAGGAATAATAGACATCCCGGCAGATACCATCGTGTAACGGGTATATAGAATCTGGTGGACTATCTTCTCTGTGGGAGTCATCTCGAACGTCAGCCGCTCTATGAAGGTAGAAGCGTTGAAAGACTTCCCCGAGCCACGGCCACCAGTAATGAGAATAATAAACTTCTCACCATCAGTGTACAAAGGATGATATATCGTCTGGGGTACAATCATTTCAGTTTGTCTTTAATCCATGAGTCGATAGAAATTCCGTGGTTAATATCCTTTGGAATATCTGCGTCTTCGTCCTGACGGCGTTCAACCTTCCTCCATTCATCGTCGTGATGATATAGCCAGACAGACATTGCCTGAAGGTTGGGAGCCAGCTCGCTTTCGCTCACCTGAAGTTCTTCTTCTCCGGTCAGATTGCCGTCTTGGTCTTTCAGCTTCCTTACTACAGTGCTTTTTGTCTTGATACCGCCCAAAGCCACCGCAAGGAACTTCGCACGCACAGCGGCGGTGATTGTCGCACGCCCGCGCGCTAATACGTCAGTTATCTCCGAATATTTTGACTTCATTTCGTAGAAGTAGGTCGGATTCAGCCCGAGCGCGAAAGCTATTTCCCGGTCAGTGAATCCCTTTTTGGCATACGTTTCTACCTGAGAAAGAAATTCCTCACCCCTGTAATCGAATTTGGGCTTTCTTCCTCCTGGATGTTTCTTATGTTGAGATTCACTTTTCATCATTTATTCCTCCCAAGGGTTTTCACCCTCTTCTTCGACGTATACTCGTTTCAATTTATCCGATATTTCACTGAGTTCATGCTTCATCTGATTTACATGAAACTCTGCAGGCATAGGTAACTCCAATGCTCCTATCAAGTTGTCTATTCTATCAATAACCTCACCAAATTCTTCTGATGCTTTCATAATTATTCAATTCTTTTTCAATTTTCCACACTTATCACAAATTTCATAGCGGAAATCTAATGGTCCTTTCCAAACATAATGATGGATACAAAAAAGATTCTGCCCAAAAAACGTCTTTAGCCAAAGAATAAAATCCCCTACCATATTTCATCCATTATTGTTGCCCATATAAATGCGGCGAGAAACAGGCTTATCACCATAAATATCAATTCCTCTCTTTGAGAAATAGCTATCTATCCTGGCCGCATATCTTTCCATTATAGACTTCGTTCTGTCTCTTATACTTCTTTGTCTGTCTGTACCAAGCCCGTATTGCCTTCCGGCGTTGTACATTATTCGTCTTGACTGTTGATACAACTGACTATATGTTTTTCTTCTAACTCGGCTTTCCTCCTAAAATTTCATGTTGTTATTCAATTCTTTCTATCTGTTCATCAAATACCTCACCCTTGATAAACTTGGAATATGGATCATATCCAAATCTTTCACAAAAAGCAGCTTTGGCTTCAAAAGTATCAAAGGAAAGCATCAGATAAGCATCCATATCCTGAGCCTGTTTCTGGGCTGCATTCTTCACCTGCTGCTTTACTTCTTTCATGTGGGCTACCTTTTCAGCTCTTTCCATCTGTTTTGCGGCCTTTTCGGCTTCCTTCTGTTCTGTGACTGGTGCCATAATATCTTCCAAAGCATTTGCGATGGAGTTTTCTTCCTCTGTCTGGAGAAGGAAATCACAGCCAATCATGTTAAGGTCGGCAGCTGTCAGGCCGGCATCCTGGTAATCAATATCTGGAACTAATCGCGCCAATGCGTCATAGTCCCATGCACCCTGCGCGTTTGGATTGTTCATCAGGATGTTTAATTCCTTTTCCTGCTTTTCGTCCACGTCAATGACATCTACACGGATTCTGTAATCGTTCTCAGGGAATTTCTGCAGCTCATCCATGACTGTTAGACGCTGATGGCCGGACACGACAGTAAGGCCAGTTCGCTTGTTGACTACGATTCCACCAACCAGACCGAACTTCTTAATACCCCGCTTCAATGTCTTACGGGATTCCTCAGACAGTTTCCTGGGGTTATAATCAGCGAAGTGAATGGCGGAACGATTAAGTTCCACCGATTCACTCTTTATGTATTTGCTTAGTTCCATACCTATTGTTTTTGTTTATGCTCCCAAAGGATTCTCTCAGCCATCGGGAACACCTTGTAAATTCTCTGTAAATCCTGCGGGTAGTTCTTCTCCAGCCATAACATACAATCCAAATTGAAGCCTACACCCGAACTAGCCTTGAGTGAATACCTCACAGGCTCCGGTAGGCAGTTCTGCTTCATGTAGGACAGGATGTCCTTCTGCGTCCAGTCGGCCAAAGGATAGCACATACCGTTGTTCTCGTACCCGTTTGCTTCATATCCTTTCAGCATCAGACGGCGGTTCATGCCGTCGGCTTTCTTCATACCCAAGAATGTGTAGTAAAGCCCGTATCTGAGCTGCATAGCCTTTACCACATCAGCCAGTTTCAGAAGTTTTACTTTCGGATTGGGCACACAATACAGGCCACCGCGAAGAATGTAGGTAAGGTTCCAGTGGGGTACCTGAACAAATTCTATCTTCGGATATTTGGCTTTTACCCAGCCGATCCATCTTTCAATATGCTCTAAACCTTTAACAAAGTACATGAACACACAGACGACTCTATCAAACTTTGGGTAGATCATGTCCAGTAAGACCAAAGAATCCTTACCCAAGGACAGAAACAGCAAAACCCCGTCAGTCTTCTGTCTGACGAGGTCAATATGGCTGTATGTCCTTTCTTGCAGTGTCATTATCCGCCACTCATTCCAAGTCCTGTGCGGACGTTATAATACTGCTGTCTTCGGGTGATGAATCTGCCACCCTGAGAGAGACCACCATTCTCTGTGGTCAAACCTCTACGGCCACCACGGTAGCCACCAGTTGAAAATGTGCTTCTGTTTGTTCTGACTCAACGAAAAATTAAAGGGTTAAACATGCTTTTCTATAATTCTGCCAAGGTCATAAACGACCTGTGCTGCCAAATATATCTCACCCTGATAGGTATATTCAATCAGATTGTGATTCTCGTCCTCAAACAGCTCGATTTTTGCGTCTTTGACTTCGACCAGTGCACTGGCTCTGTCCTTATTGTAGCCTACAAAAAACTGTATTGCATCGTAGCGCTTTGGCTGCAAAACACCGTCTTTCTCGACACAATACCCGTCAGCATCAAGCTGACAGTATTTCTTCTGTGTCGTTGGTCTAATTTCTCTGAATTCTTGTGTTTTCTTGCCCGACAATATTTCGTCAAAAAACTTCTGTTTGATGATAAGCGTAAGTATTTCCATAATCGTGTAAAGTTTAAATGTTAGTTGCGGGTGATGGATTCGAACCACCGGCCTTCACCAAGTCAAAGTGACGAGCTGACCACTGCTCTAACCCGCGATGGCATCTATACAAAGATACCCCATTATGAAGACAATTTTGAATAACAATTCAACGCATACGAAACAATTTGCTAATTGTTTGGTAATAAATCAGGGTCGTGTTTATTGATGATGCTTTCAACAATTTCTTTTGCACATTCTATACCGGATTTATACCCTCTGGCATAGTCTGTCCTAGTAGACAAGTAGCTTGTATCATTACCCAGCTACCCGATTATTTCTTGCAGGATTTCTTTCTCTTTCATAACCATCTCAAATTAGAATAATACACACCATTCAATTTCGTATAATCGCCATACAGCTTTACTTTTCCTTTGTACATCATTGCAAACCTAGAACTGCCAGCAGCAGCCATCATCATGGATTCTGTCACTTTCGATTCATATCCGTATTTCATTACAAGGGGATAAACTTGACTTCTGAAGAATATTTCGCTGTCTGTCATATCATTTACCGACTGAATAGGCAAAACGCCATTATGGGCAAAATAAACGCCATTCTCAACAAACGGGTGGCAGTTCCTTCTACACTTAGAACCATGTGTTGCCCACCTCATGTGAATGATGCATTCTTCTTCAATTTCAACCTTTGAAAGATGAGTTAAAAACCTCTGATAGTCCATCGTCTTATATCTATGCTTTGAAGAAACGAAGCCATAACCATGATGATTGATTCTCTGAACTTTATTTAAGGTGTCCAGAGTTGGCATCTGAACACCTTTTGGCTTATAAATAATACAGCACATTTTCTTTGATTTTAATCGTGCGAGGCTCATGCAAGAACCTCAGCACGTGATTTAAAGAATGACTTTTCTCTCGTTGTCAAGAAAGGTATCTCGTCAATTGAATTAACCTCTGAACTCAGTACGTTCTTTTTAGACCATGCTACCAGTTTAGCGCAGAAGTTCACCCAGTTAGAAATCTTTTCGAAATCAGTAGAACCTTGATGTTGTCTAAATTCTATTGTCCGATGTCGAGCGTAAGAACAAGCATTCACTTTATAGTATCTATTACCATTCATGACGCTAAAAACATCATGCTTTGTCATACATACGTCAAAGTTCTTGCCTTGAAGGGTTCTACACCACTGGCTGTTGTTGGCTCGTCTTGATCGTGCCATGAAGGTATCAATCACTCTCTCTAACTTCTGATAGTTTTCGAATACATTAATGTAGGCTTCATCAGAAAGATTTGCAGCCCCGATATGCACATGCAAACCTGTAGATATATTTACCTGTGCATTTGCTTCATTTAAAGCTTTGCAGCAGGTTTCTAGACTTTTCATACCCGCCTTACCAGTAAGAACCGGTGAAACACATTCGATAGGGTTTTCACCTCTGATAGAAGAGTCAGAAACAAACTTGTAATAGTGGTTGTTGTCAACGTGATTATAACCCTCATATTGAAAAGGCATTTCGTTTCTTGTTGCACATTCTCTCATCATATTTGCAGCTACCAGGCATTCAATCTCGACCCCAAAAGTAAACTTGTGTGTCTCTCTGACAGGTTTAGGCAGTTCAGCCATAAGAAGTTCAACTTCATACTTTCTCAAACCTAATTTCACGAAAGCAGCTTTCTTTGCAGCCTTAGAACCTTTCATGCTCTTAATCTCTTCTACTTGTTCTTTTAATGTCTTCATAATCGTGCATTTTAGAATTGATAATCGTGTGTATTTGCAGGGCTTTCGCCCTGCTGTTATTTACTTGTGATAATCTCTGAAATCAAGTTCTACAATCTTGTGATACTTGTTTATGTCATACAGGCCAGTAGCACAGCCCATAGCCGATGCAAGTCTTACAACTTCTTCTAAAGCAACCATCACTTCTGAACTTGCGTTTATAGCTTCTTTTTTAGATGTCTCATACTCTCGTGTATTAGATGTTGTCACTTGAACCTTTTCAGCTTCTTGCACTCTTTTAAGAGCTTCATTGATAACTCTGATCTGTTCTTTGATCTCTTTGATGTAATCACTGCTAATAGTCTTCATAATCGTATGTATTTAAATTGTTATTACTTCTTGTTTGATGATGCAAAGTTAAAGTAAACTTTATTACTTACAATACTTTTGATTAAGTTTTATTTATCGATTAACATCATTTAATAAATCAGACTTTATCAAATGGACTTTTATTGATAAAGTTTACATATATTTGCGGAGCAATCACATTAAAGAGAACTTTATGAACTTACAACTGAAAGAAATCATGTCAGCAAGAAACGTAACATCCGCTTTACTTGCTGAAAAGGTCGGCATATCAAAGGTGGCCGTCAGCAACATCGTAACCGGCAAATCATTCCCGTCACTTGACACGTTAATGAAGATGGCTGACGTTTTGAACGTAACCATATCGGAACTGATCGGAGAAACAGAGTTTACTGGAGCAGGATATATTGTATGCCCTCACTGTGGGAAGAAAATAAAAATTGAGAAAGGAGAATAAACTATGACACTATTTTCTGAAAGATATGGTTACACCAAGCCATCAGATGTTATTATTAGGGAAAGAATCACACCGGAGATACAGAATGCAATATTTAATTGTATTATTAAACTGGAAAAATCTCTTACATTTAACGAGTTAGGATATATCAAAAATTATTTCACAATCATTGAAAGAGACATATGTGAATATCATTTAAATCAAAAAATTATAGATTATAAACCTGGATATATTATTGACTTGATTGATGACTCATCTATCGAATGGTATAAAAAACTAGACTTATTGGAGTTAATTATTAAAACATTGGTGAAATATTGTAATATGCCTCCAATCTCAGAGAAAATCATAAAAGATTACATAGAAAATATAAATTTTGAATTTGAAAGATTAAAATTTAGTTATCGTGTAATAAACAATCAAATTGTAGAAATAACCTCTGAGGAAGAAATCAAATCAATTGAAACTGCATTAACGACAGGTGATGGCAACATCAGAGAACATTTAAACAGAGCATTGGAATTGTATTCTAAAAGACCAGTGGCTGATTATAGAAATTCCATAAAGGAATCCATATCTGCAGTCGAAGTCTTTTGTCGTGAAAAAACGGGAGAGGATACTCTAGGTAAGGCTTTGAATAAATTAGAGTCAAATGGTATTGTAATTCACAAACTATTAAAAAGTGCATTTGATAAATTATACGCTTATACTAATCAACCAGACACTGGTGCTAGACATGCACTAATGGATAATGATGGTGCTTATGTACCACAAGCTGAAGAAGCATTATTCATGCTTGTGTCTTGTAGTGCTTTTATCAATTACCTTAATAAGAAAATCAAATAGTATATAATATATGAAAAACAAAACTTTTACCAAAGATTTTTGGATATACTTAGTGGGCTTTCTAATAATCATTGGTGGAATCTGTTATCTACCTACATATTTTACAGAGTCTGAACGTTATCATTTCTATAAAGAAACTGGTACCATTGGTGATACTATTGGGGGAACAATGGGGCCATTTGTTGCTATAGCTGCCGCGATACTTACTTTTCTCGCTTTCTGGGTACAGTTCAAAGCAAATGAACAGCAAAGGAAAGATATTGCATTAGAACGATTTGAAAGTAACTTATTTCAATTAATACAGATTCAAGAAGAAATTACTAACAATTTATCATTTACTCCAACAGATGGTGCTGATAGACTATATGGTAGTGTCTTTCATGGAAGACAAGTATTTCAAATATTGTATAGAGAGAAAACATTTCCATATTGGGGCATCGAAAATGGAATTAGAGAAAAAGGAATAATATCTTATGAAGAAGACAAGGATGTTAATGTACTAGATCATTATTTTCGACATCTTTATCGGGTTTTTAAATTTATTGACGAGGCTCCAATTTTTGTAAACGATAAAAATAAAAAATATGAATATGCATGCATTATGAGAGCTAGTCTATCACAATATGAACTTATTATGCTATTTTATAATTGCCTGTCAAGTAATGGAAGAGAAAAGTTTAAACCTCTAATTGAGAAATATGCAATTTTCAATAATCTACGAGTAGAATTATTAGCTACAGATAGAGAAAAAGAATTATATGTTTCAAAATTTCAAGATGATTATGCTTTCTATAAAGATGAAAATAGAGATATGAGTAATGAATATAAAAAGGGAGCATTTGTATTTAATGAAAATGAATAATAATTATGGAAGGAGAAATCACTAAAACATTAATTGAATCACAATATCCACTTTGGGAAATTATTCTTTTGTTCATTTTGATACAGCTAATTATCGTCCTATGTTCTGAATGGATAAAGAAATTAATAGAGAAACAAGCAATAAGTGGAATTACAAATAAAATAAAGGAAATCGAAACAAAATTCACCAATCAGACAGAAGCTCTAAAAAGTCAATTATCTCTACTTACTAATGTAAAATCTGAGATATATTCTACTGAAAGGAATGCAATAATAAATGCCAACGAAAAATTATACCAATGGCTTTCTCATATCATGAGGCTTCCAGCCTTACATGACAATGATGATATTGATAGATATATCAAGAAAATGGATGATTTATACCAAGAAAAACAATCCAGTGAAGCGTTATTAGAATTGTTTATAGACGATAAATCAATTATTGACAACATTCATAAAATATCTGGGGATATTTATAACCTCCATATTGAAAAACAAATAATTTTATATAAGTTGCAAAAGCAAAATACAAATCCTGAAATGGACGTCCATAAGTTAAATGAACTTGAAAATGAAACAAAAAGCAGACTTATAGAGCTAACAGATAAATATGGAATTATATCACCACATATACACAAGTTAAGATTGGATTTCAAGAACTACATTTATTCAAAATGTTTAAACATAAAGTCGGAAACATAACGCTCCAGCTTTCATCCTTTCAATTGAAAATAAAACATAATAAATGATGAACAACAACTTACTTGAAAAGGCGCTTGTTATTGCAACCAAAGCGCATGAAGGACAGAAGGACAAGGCTGGAAGTCCTTACATTTTTCATCCGATACGAGTGTCAAATCGATGCCTCACAGATGAAGAGAAAATTGTGGCACTGCTCCACGACATCATCGAAGATACCAACCTCTCCGCGTCCGATTTGCTTGCAGCAGGGTTCCCTCGCATGATCGTGGAAGCTGTATTGTCTGTTACTCGAAATAAAGGTGAAAGCTATGAGGATTTTATTATACGTTCCAAACAGAACCCAATAGGCCGCCAGGTCAAGATACACGACCTGGAAGACAATATGGATATTACAAGGATTCGTCAACTGACCGAAAAGGACTTGGAACGGTTGAATAAATACCTCAGGGCGTATCGGGCTTTGATTGAATAAAATACCCCGAACCTTCCGGAACGGGGTCACTTGATTAGTCCTTTGACCTTCAATATTTCTACAATCTGGTTGTAAAGGTACTCTATATCCTGCCGGAAATCCTTATACTGTTGGTAGATAAAGGAAACATCAGCGATATTGTTCGATATTACACATGGGGAGACATCCGGGAACACGCCGGCAATCTCCGCCCTAATCCCATTCGGCAGCCGACCACCGGCCAGCACGCTGGGGGCGAACAAGAACAGCACGATGAAGAGGAACTTCTTTCGCTGGGTGACGCTCTCAAGATTGGGCGGACAGTCCATCCCGGCTAACAGTTCCTTGAACCAGTCATAAATCTCCGGAATAAGTGACAAATCGGTCAAAATAGGCGATGCTAACTCCTGTTCACGTTCTGATAACCTTGATTTCTGCTCACGTATTGATCTCAACTCCACGATTGATGAAAATTCTTTTGTCATAGTAGGAAAGTTTTAGTTAGAAATTCTTATATTTGCATCATAATCGTGTGTGGGAGTTGGCTTCTAATCGTGTGGGCTGGCTCCCTTTTTTCATTATATCAAGTGATATGTGTTCAGGATAGCGAAAGTGTAGATGATGACCGTTACCAGACTGTCCAGGAACACCGCCCATGCTCCCAGCTTTTGGATCTGGCTGAAGCTCATGATCAGGACAACAAGGAAACACACCCACTGGCTTGAAAACAATCCCATCCCCAGCAATAAAAGTCCGATAGTATCCATGAATAATGCAACATGAAGCCACGGATGCGCCATCAGATACCATCTTTTTGATGTCTTATCCAGCTTCTGAAAGACTTTTGCATGCCGATATAAGGATTTACATCTGAACAGCTTCACAAGCTCGTACAGGGTTTGTATGATGATTAAGGCGTAGAATACGTGTTTCATGGTCAGTAGCTTTTATCTCCGTGCTTATACGGACGAAGTTCATTGTATTTCATTTTCTGCTTGATGTGCCAGAAGATGTCGATATTTCTGTCCCGGCAGAAAGCGAATATCTCATTCAGGAGGATAAATGGTTCATCCCTGTAGAAGTTGTCGGTGACATAGACACAGATTCTAAACATGGACTCCGTGAAGGTCATATCAGAGTAATCTTCCGTATCGCTTCCTTCGTAGTCGAAGCTATCTAAATCATATCCTCTCAATCCGGCCAAATCCAACATACGGATACAAGCATCGGCAAGTTCGTCCTCCACGCTGTCTTTAATATCTTGCTTGAAAGCGTACATGAATTCCCCATCATCACGTTTCCTTTGTTTCATGCAATATTCAAAATTAGCCCGGTTAGCGTGCATTCCTTTCCGGTCTGCCTCCACCGCTTCCATAAGTTCGGATATGACCAGACAAAGGAAATGTTCGTCACTCAGGTTCTCTTCATGCCATCCGTGGGCTACTGCGCACTGGTAGGCTTTATCTCTCAATTTGTTTAAGTTCATAATGATTTTGATTTTAATAACTCATATATTTATCACTCTGTTATTTAGATTGATTCAACTTAGATTCGTGATATAATTAAGGAAGTTTTTTATAATAGACTGATTATCAATATTGTATAATGAGTGTCCTTTTTTATTTGAAAGCTGATTTGTAGTTTCGCAGAAGCAGAAGCCAATTTCGCTTTTCGGGTGAAGTGTACCATGTCGGTAGACTGATATAATCGGAGGCGAGATTAATTATGAATTTCAAAAATTTACTCATGAAAGCTTCTGTAAAGGTATTTTACTTTATGTATCAGGAACAACTTAACGGTTATCCAATAATTAAGCTATTGAAAGATTTGTACGACCTCATTTCATACTTGATTGAATAATAAGAATCCTATTTTCCAAAGATTCTTATTGATTTTAATTGGTTGAAAATAAAATACCCGATAACCGCTACAAAGCAGTTACCGGGTATCCACAAAGCACTGACAAGGGTTGTCAGTAAGTTATAAACTCCATATCATCCACCATTTTCGTTTCTTTGCGTATTCAAGTTCTCTCTTCAAATCCTTACAAAGGTCTATCTCTTTTCCCCATTGAGTGTGATAAAATGTCGCATCATCCTTAAGCTTGTTTACTTCTTTTTTAAGTTCCTCGTTCTCCTTTTCAAGCCCGGCTATAATATGGCTTTTCAGTTTCAAATCACCCAACAGTCTTTCTGCCCTTTCAAAGTTCCTTCGGCTGTCTTTTATCAGCATCACCATGTAAGTATCACGGCTGAATAGCCTTCCCGTTTGATGTCTTTTGTGTTTCATACTCATAACTCATACTCCCAAAAACTAAGTTTTCCTTTCACATTCATAATCGGCTTATCAAATAATACCGCATCTTTCAGCACCCAGTTCCAGCAGCCTTTCTCAGCCCAGACAGACGGATGGTTCTGCACGCAATCGGATATAACCACGCTGCCGATGATGGCACCTTTGGGGAATCCGTCATACGTACAGTTAAAAATCAAAGATTGTGATTTCCGTCTGATTATATCATATTGCAAAAAGCTGTATCTAAATACTGGTTTACTCGATGTAGCATGAATCAACACCCTTTGACCGATATACTTCTGAGGACACTTCCATGTCCGGTTCTCGATGTCTTTGATACCGTGAGCGATTAGGCTCGCCCACGGCTGTTTGATTGATATTGCTTTCATACTTCGTCCAATTTTGAACTGTTCGGCTTTTCCGAACGGTTGGTTTCAATGTGTTTAGCTATCTCGTTCACGGCTTCATTCCACGGAAGCGTGGCTAGATGTTTCAGACAGGCATCCCATCCGGCAATGTAACCGACAGTGCAGGCCTGTACTTTGGCTATCTCGTTGCCGGTTTCATGTCCGTTGTTTCCGTATCTACTTTTGGCGTATTCTCTTGCCTGTTCTTCCTTATTGCTCATATCAATTACTTTCAGTTCGTACATATTCATTTTCAATACACCAACACAGCATTTCATAGGCTGCGTCAATTAAATGTTCGTCTTCCTCATAATTAAGTTTTACACCATATACAGACATATATCTTATATACCACCATTCTTCATCTTCCATAGCCGTTCCAAATTCTAGCCAATAGTTGTTTCCTTCATCTTGGCTTTCTATTAAATTTGGCAGCAAATCCAAAATATCCTGCAAAGTAAATGTCCTTACATATTGACAATTAATTGTCGTAAATCCACGCGCTAATCTTAGAACTCCGTAATGGAGTTTCCATTCATCCCAGTCATTATAGTTGTTTAAACTAATTGTTCTATGCCAATAGAAATTTGCATTACTCGTATCAACACCTAACTCTTCAAGATGCTGCATCTGTGAAATGTCTAACACTTGTTTACTCATAACTTATTCCTCCAGCAATTCAGGGTTATCAAAAATGTTACCGATTACTATAAAACTATCTTCACGCAGCCACTCTCCTAAAGGTTTAACTCCTAAGCATTTATTCTCAATAGATAAACACCATGCGCCAAGATTTATATTCCAGTCAACAAGACAATTATATTTGTTTTCCTTCCCTTGAAGTTGAATAATGTCATGTTGATAAATCATCTTTCCGTTCTTGTCATGCAATCCGGTAAACTGGCTGATTGTTCCAATATCTACTTTAAAAAATTGTGATGGGAAAGAATCCATATCAATATGCAAAGGAGATACAATACGAGCCATTGATTTGTCATAGTTATACTCTACATATCCATATCTCCATTCACCAGATTGAATGTCTTTTCCTCTGAATTTTATTTCTCTGTTCATAATCAATCCTCCGTATTAGGTATTAAATCTTTCATATATGCCCATCGTGCCTTTGGATGAATTGTATCACAAACGTCATATTTGCCATAGTCCCAAATTTTACCATAGACTTCAACTATTATCAATTCTCCCAATTTGGGTCTTTCAGTAACATCATGCCAAACAATGTTTATGCGCCATTCAGCCCCATCCACAAAGGCCTTATGCTTTGCCATTACTGAATTGTTATCGGTGAATCCCAATGAGCTGCCAGAATAATCTCCGGCAGCTTTTTCAATATCTTTTCTTTTCATGGCTTAGTTGTTCTCTTTGAGCTATCTGCTCTTTAAGCTGTTCGATAGTCTTCTTCTCGAAATTGGGACACTTATACACATCTCCGTATGTCATCAGCACCAGAAGCGGGAAAAGCATCCCGTGCTTGCAGCTTCTTCCGAATGCGTCTGCATATCTACAGTCCTCACAATGTTGGTTTACATCATACGCTGCCATTTTATCTCCTTTCCACCTATCCCAGCAGCCACCACATGACTGCCAAAAACAGGTAATACAAATTCATTTTCATTGATTATTTCTCCTTTTTTCAACTAATAATTCTAACCGTTTCTCACACTCTGCACATTCGAGTTTCTTTCGCTCCAGTTTCTCCCGGAACTTAACAAGCTCCTCATCCGTGTTCTCATCAAAGAACATGTTGTTCTGACGGTTGTGCTCGATGTACTCATTCATCTTGCGTTCTGCTTTTGTTATCTGGGCTTTGGCCGAAATCAGCTTAGACAGGCAAGAACTCACTTCAAGCGACTCTCCTGAACGCTTGTCGTAGAAGTACAGGCTTGTAGATACAATCTGTTTGGGGTATTGGCACTGTAATTTCGCCATCCTCCATCTGATTACCCATTGGTACCGGAAATACATCTCACGGGGAAGATTGTAGTGATATAAGCTTACTTGTTTTTCTGCATATCCGTAGTAAATAGTTACTTCAACCCATTGCTCAATCTTCAGTTCCCTTTCAGCTTTGGCCAAATCCTTTGCGAACTGATAAAAATCGCTCACACTTTCCTGCTTTCCCATATCATTCAAATTTCAATTCAAGTTGTGAGTAAGGTTCTTTATACCCAGGATTTGAAAATAAGAAAGCCTTTCTCAATGCCTCGAAGATTCTTTCACTCATGGCCTTAGAAACATTGTTCTTGTCAGCTTCTCTGTTAATCAGCAAGCATCTTTGAAGGCTACCATTTATCGGCTTCTCGTCGAGGAACAGGCTGTACTCAGTAAATATCCGGTTCTGACGTTTACCTTCCTTTTCTTCTTCATCAGTCTGGTACCGTTCAAATACGGTGTCTTGAAGTGTTCTTAGACACCTTTGTCCACGATCACTCCTGCATCCCAGCATTTCGTTTTCGAACATTACTGACAAAGCACGCTTCTTACGGACATTGCCTATTCTGGCCCATCCATAATAGACTTTTAGCTTTCCCATGACTTAAAATAGATTTTGTTGCACAATAATTCCTTCAGACGTTTTAATCTCTCCAAAACATTCTCTCCGAAACCTTTTCTCTTGTTCATCGAAATATTCCTTGTTTATTTCGGTTCCATAGAAATCGAACCCCATCCGATAAGCTGCGATTCTGGAACTTCCACTTCCGAGGTGCGTGTCCAGTATTTTGTCACCTGTTTTAGCAAATTTTTCAAGAATCCATTGATAGAGTTTGATAGGTTTCTGGGTTGGATGGATTTTTGATTCTTTATTGTTTCCGCCTGTATTTGATAAATGAATGATAGATGCCGGACAATCAAAAGAAGTCCAAGCAAGCTCAAACTGGGAAAAATTCTTCCAAGGCTGCATTTTATCCCAGCACAATATCCCGCGTGTAGGTGGTAGAGGAAAATAGTTGCCTCCCCATATCACTTGATTATGGCTTACCCTGAACAGTTCCTCGAAATACTCTTTTGAGGGAGGATGATAATCCCAATCGCATTGCATAGTATTCAATGCCCGGTTCTTAAGTTTTCCGGCTCCTTGATTAAAGCGTTTCCTTTTCAGCCTTTGAGCTATGCTTTCACCATTGTATCCTCCATGTCTACGATTCATGTTGCTACCCATCGACATGTTCGGGGCATTTATTCCGTATGGAGGGTCGACCACTGCCAGCTCAAAGAACTTATCTGGTATGTTCCGCATGTATTCCATACAGTCCATGTTATGTACCTCACTAACCATTTTATGCAACTTTTCTTTTTCTGATAATCTCCTTACAGATAGCTTCACAAAGCACACGGGCCATATTCACCTCAACGGCATTACCGATAAACTTCTTCTGGTCTGACTGTGGGCCAATCAGTACATAGTCTTCTGGGAATCCCATTATCTTTTTCAGTTCTGCTATCCGAAGCATACGCATCTTGATGTCAATGATACCATATAAGGCCATAAACTCCTTAATCTTGGCAGTCATCGGACTGTCCACTGATGTGACTTGTATGCCGATACCTCCTTCAACCTCTACCAAATAGGGAGGCATCTTGTCCATCCGTGCTATCAATGTAAAACAAGGATTGTTTACAGAACCTCCTGCACTGGCAAACTGCGGATTCATAAGGTAATGCCATTTACGGTTGGCCGTGATTGTTTGTGACGGCTGTTCTATGCTGCTTCCTACATTGGAGAAAGCTGTGTTCATTATCCACGGTTTGCAGCTTACCATATTGAACTTCGGCACCGTGGTTACTGTACCAACTGGCAGCTCAATAGATGTCGGTTTTCCGGTACCGTATTGGTTGTCTATGAAAACAGAATTTACCAATGCAAGCCTGTCTTTAGTCAACAAAGTGGGGCATGGAAGGTTAATGTTCTTTCCTGTATCCTTAAAATTGTATGAACACAAAAAACTGGTATTTACCAATGCCAACCTGTCTTTAGTCGTAACCGTTGGTGCAGGTTGTTCTACAGAGTGATTGTGACCATTCCCATAATAAGCAGACACGAAAGAACTATGAACAAAGTTTACCTTTGCCAATGCAAGCCGTCCTTGTGTTGCCACAACCGGGCATGGTTCGTCAACGCTTGGTGCCTGGTATTTCCCCGTCCGGCTCATTGAGTTGTACTTCACGATGAAAGCTTCCTTTCCTCCGGCTACGAACTTAATCAGTCCGGCATAGATACGTTCAAGGGTCTTCTCGGCCAGCGGCTTCTTCCGGCAGAAGATGCTATCTCCCTCGTCGGAGAAGTCCAACACTTCCTTGACGGGCTTCCACTTCTCCAGTCGTCCGAACATATCGGTCTTGCCGTCCTTGCAATGGGTAGGTTCGGGAAAGACAATAGGCAAGCCACGCTTGGCAAAGATGCCGAAGAAACGCTTGCGGGTGGTATAGGCACCATAGTCGGCAGCGTTCAGGATGCGCCAATCGAAGTCGTAGCCGTATCGCTTCACGTTCCTTTTCCACTTCTCATAGCAACGGCCCTTGTCCTTACTGATAGGGTGCCCATGTTCGTCCATATCGCCCCAACTCATGAACTCTTCGACATTCTCTATTTGTATGTAGTCAGGGTCAATGGCTTCGATGTAGCGGAACAAGTGTTCGGCCAACGTCCGGCTGTCCGCATCCCGTGGTTGGCCACCTTTAGCCTTGGAAAAATTGGTGCATTCCAGCGATGCCCACAGCACGACCAATGCATCCGGATAAATCTTCTTCATTCGTTCTATGTGGGAAATCAAAGGAGATAACTCCAGTGTACGGATATCCTCCGTGAAGTGGAGCGCATCCGGGTGATTGGCCGCATGGCTGGCGATAGCGTTTGCGTCGTGGTTCACACAAGCGACAACTTTCGCGCATTGTTCATCTTCGTAGCGTGCGTTTTCTACTCCGGTACTAGTTCCCCCGGCACCGCAGAAAAGGTCTATATAGAGTAATTTTATCATATCAGTTCCATCTTTGAGGTCGGTTGTTGATTCTCTCCAAGTAAGCAGCTATCTTCTTCTCAGCATCCTCACCGTTGCGGACGAAAATTCGCGTCTGTGTCTTGTCGCCTGGGATAGCCACATACTTTCCATGTTTCTCCAGTTCCCGATGCTGGGCGATTTTCAGTTCGGTTCCAGAAGGGTTCTTCTCCAAATCCACTTTACGTGGAAGCATTGGGTCATTTTCCGTTATCATTTTGCAAGATATTTGTTGATTATGTTACTCACTACAAGTCCGGCTTCATCACACATCCCGGCAAAGTTGTCAGACAGTGAAGCGTTTTTCTCTTCATCAGGTATTCGTACTATGCTTCTCAGTTCTTTCAGTACGCGCTTTACCTGAAAAACTACCTGAGCATCTATTCCGTTTGATTCAAGTTCAGACTGGAACTCCAGTGCCGCACCCTCAAGTAAGTCTGAATAGATGAACAGCTTGTGCATCTTACGAAGCATTTCTACCTTGAACTCCGGTGTATAGTCCTGAAGAAGCTCTCCCAAGGAATGCGGTTCCAGCTCTCTTTCAAGGGAGTCAATCTTGTTCTTGATTTTCTGTGCTTTGGCAAAGTTCATGGATGAAATCAAGGCGATATACTTCTTTCTCAGCTCATTGAGCTTTCTTTCTGATTCTTGTCTTGTCATTTCTCTACTTTTCTGATGATTAAATACTTTGGCTCACCCTTGCGGAGATTGCTTAATGTCTCTTCGTCAACCTCTGCTTCTGTGAGTCCGTTCACGTTCATGTATTGTGGGAGACGGTATTTTTCACGTAACCTCCTGATCAGGTTCCAGTCACGAGTTACCCAGTTAATTGTGATTTTCATATCATTTTCTCAGGCTTTCACCGCTGAAGAGGACGGTTTTCGTTATCGCCCTAAGCCGGTCAATGGTTCTTTCCCCATATTTCTCTCTCAGCTCGTCTATCGTGAGGTTGGTGGTCAGGATAAGAAGCTTTCCTTTCTTCTCTGCTTCGTCTGCCAGTTCAGCGAATGCAAGCCTTTTTTCGCCGTATTTGACGCTAAGATTCTCTGTCCCTATATCGTCAACGTAGATGATGTGTTTTTGCTTCACGGCGTCCAAATCAGCGTTCATCTGCTGTGCATCGTAGCAGCTTACCACCTTGCGGCAGTAATGGTTAAGAACCAAAGGGAGAATCTTTCCGCAGATAAGGGTCTTTCCGCGTCCGCAGTTGCCGAAACACAGAAGTCCGCGACCTTCATTGCCGGCCAGCCAGCCTGCCACTTCTTCGTACTCAGGAAGCCATCTGGCATTTTCTCCAGTGAAGTACCTGATACCGGCCCAGAGAACTCTTTTGGCATCCGGAACGGTTACCTGTACGACATTAGGAATAGGGGAGAAGCCCGTATCTTTAAGCCGTTCGATTGTCTGTTGAAAATTTATCTGTTCCATGTTTACCAGCCTTTCTTGTATTTTTCCGGTGAATTATCCTTCAGAACTACGCCCACATCTGTTTTTAAAGGCACTTTCTCACGACTGGCCCAGGTCGCCAGCCGTCTTGGAAGCTCCCAGGTCTTTTCCAGTTCATAGCGCATCTTGGTTTCTGACTTGTTAAGCTCGCTCCAGTAATCGAAGAAAGCCCGAATCATTTCTTTCGGGTACTGGCCGACATAAGGAACTAACGACTGGTAGAAGGATTCTTTCCGGGAGAGAGTAGCGGCTTTAGCCGCGTCTTTCTTTGCTACTACGTTAGTAGTAGTTTCTTTAATAATATTCTTCTCCTTTATTTGCTTTGTGTCACCCGTGTGTCGCTTTTCTGGCTCTTTGGCAGGGTGTGTCACCTGCTGTGTCGCCACTTGTGTCATTAGCTGTGTCACTTGCATACGTAAATTATTGATTTCCTGAATGATATTTGTGTCACTCATTGTGTCATTGCTTGTGTCACTTACTGTGTCAGACTCTGAGCCATTATACTCATTGTATTTTACCAAGGTTATTACATTCATTCCTTGTTCCTTGGAAAGAGTTATCATGTTTTCTCTTCTCAGAAAGGCAAGAAATGTCCGTACTTTCCTCTCAGACCATTTCCAACGCTTTGATAAGAATCTTATGGATGCAGGATATTGTCCTCTTGTATAAGAGACTTCTCGACCTCCGATACTCTCCATACGGGGCGTTGCCTCAAATCGTGCTGACTGAATCAGGTCAAGCCACGCTTCGCAACTGCTAAAAGTCCGGGCTTCATTCCACATATCATTCGAGAAGAACTTGCGGCTTAGTTTGATATATCCTTCCATAATCTTAAAATCTCACGTTGGTTAATTGTCTGCCTTTGGAGTAAACTGCCCACTTGCCGTTACCTCCATCCACAAGTCTCAAATCCTTGACTTCCCCAAACCGTTTGATGTTGCCACACAAATCCACAACCCAACCAGCTTCTTTATTGGGATGGGGTCTGATGGCTCTGCCGACTATCTGATACCATAGGGCTAAGGACATTGTAGGGCGAGCCATGACAATAGTGTCCAACTCAGGGTAATCAAATCCCGTTGTAAGTACACCCACATTTGCGACAACCGGTATTTCGCCGGATTTGAACGCTTCAAGGATATGCTCGCGTTCTTTCTTGGGCGTGTCTCCTGAAACGATTGCCGCTCCGGGTATAGACCAAGTAAGCCTTTCAGCCTCTTTCAGAAACCTTGTGAATACCAATATCCCTTTGCGCTTTATTCCGCTTTTAGGGTTCATGAGCCTTTGGACTATACTCACCAAGAACCCGTAGAAGTCTATACGCTCATATTCTTTGACTACGGATTTATCAGTGTAGTCGGCACCGGTCGTATTCACCTTTAAGTTGAGTTCATTCCATCCAATGGGATTCATCGGGTAATAGTTCAGCTTTGATAGATACCCCATATCCAAAAGGGTGGAAATCTGCACCTGATAAATCACTTCCGAGAACACGCACGGCCTTGTCCGTGTGATGAATTTCAGCATACTTCCGAAATCACGGCTTGAAGAAAGCCTGTAAGGTGTGGCAGTCAGGCCGAGCACCTTGCATTTCAGCATCGAAAGGAACGACTTATACATTCCTTCTTTGGGATTGACCAGATGGCATTCATCAATGATTATGTTCCGGAAATGCTGGAAGAGTTCGGGATGATTAATCACGCTGCCTATGGTGGCGAATGTTATCCTTGAAATCTCTTTCCGTCCGAATGATGCAGAGTAGATGGAACAATCCAGAACACCATACGAACAGAGCTTCAGATAGTTCTGTTCGAGTATCTCCTTACTTGGCTGGAATACCAGCGTGTGCCCTTCAAGACGGCTGGCGATGTCGGCAATCACAAGACTCTTACCGGCTCCGGTAGGCAGTACCATGATGGCATTGTTCTTCTTGGCTCTGTTAGCAAAGAAGCTGACCGCTGCATTACTGGCCTTCTGCTGATAATCCCGTAAAACATAACTCATAATCCTTTCTCCTTACTCAGTTTGTCTCCCAAAGCCTTGTAATACTTGGTGAGTTCTATTAATTCAAAATCAGTCCATTTCTTCGCCTGGCTTGCTCTCCATGCCAGCTTGTCGAATCGTAGCTGGCCGATTTTAGCTTTCAGGTTCTTTTCATATTGTATCAGATGGTCTGCACTGAACCGGTTGCACGCCCGGCATTCTGCGTGGGCGTTATCCTCGTCAAAGCGTGTGGCCATGTGGCGGCGCGAATGGAAGTGTCCGCAATCTGCCTGTTCGTATGGCTTTATCTGGCCGCATGAGATACAGCGGAAATACCCGTTCGGCATACAATCACGAAGCCGGATATAGCGGCTGAAAACTTTGTCGAGTTTGGCCACTAAATCCGGCTTCTTCTTAATCTTGATACCTGCCTTGTCAAATAACGGCAAAGGCTTTTCTTTCTTCTTTTTTGGTTTCTTGATGTAATACGGCATTATTTGAATCCCCATTCTTTTATGTAATCAATATTCTTTGGAAATCCATCTACTCGTTGAGGACTTAAAAATATCTTTTCACTTTTTAATGGAGTGCCTCCCCATACAGTAGCAGGACATTCTTCATATTCTTCTTTAGAAACTTCACTTACATTAAAATTGGGTTGGAAACCATATCCCATTACGCTTTCCCCTAAGTAAGTACCAAACTTCTTCAAAGCCCATTGAAATGCGATTTCCTTACTGAACAATCCATTTTTAGAAAGGACTGCTGCATATATTCTATGCATATAGTATCCAGTTTCAGTTAAATCAGGTCTGCAACGGATACAGAAATAGGAAATATTACACAAAACCTCTTTCACAAACGCTTCATGCTTCTTGCATTCTTCTTCTGTAAGAAACTCTTTTCCATCATTAGCGATGTAAACGACTTGAGTTACTTTTTTTGTTTCCATATTCTTTATTTTTGAGATTATTTGTGGACGCAACGGGAATCGAACCCGCCCAACCATCACGGTTTTACTTGCTCATATATTAGCTAATTCAATGGGACAAGTGTATGGAGATATTGCGCAATTACTCCATACTAAAGCACGTCCTGTGCTTGCGCCCGTATGCCCGTCTTTCCGGGCGTTTATTCATGCTATTTCGTTATTTTTAAAAACTCAGGGGCAATTCCATAAAGTGGTGTACGGCCATCCCATTTATCTATGAATTGCTTATAGAGTATTTCTTTAGTCAACCCACGTGATTGAATGATAGCCTGTTCTGTTTTTAATTGCTCCAATTCGTTGCGTTTCTTCTGCTCTGCAATCTGCTGGTCTAATACAGATATATTGGTATTCACCTCATTACGACTATCAATCTTCTCACGCACAGCCTTTGAAAATTCAAGCTGTGCAGAAAAAGTCAGCAATTGAAGCCCTCTTTTCTCAAATTCTTTATCCACAATCTGCTCCAACCGCTTTTCAAAAAGAAGAGAACCACCGTCAGCCATTAAACTGTCTGTCTTGTGCTTACGGCTTTCTTCTTTGATTAAATCATAAATACGAGGTTCAAGTATATTATCTTCAAGGCTTTGCATAAACCCGTCTTTTCCTGATTCTGTATCAGCTTTATCTATATGTTTGTTATCGAATACAACATCTATAGCTCTATTCTTGATAACTTTATAAGAATAAGTAGGACGTGCGTTAAATTCAGTGTTATCAGCAGCCTTCAATGTGACAGGTTCAGCAAATTCCCCTCTTTGGTCAAACAATGGAACTTGAAACAATTCAGTGCCCCATTCCCAAGTGGAAACTTTACCGGACACTACCTTAAAATCCTCTTTTCCTTGCTTCCCATAGTTCTCCATTAGAACACCGGCATAATTAGGGGCTACTCTTTCGCATGAAGCAAATACCACTAAGGTCATACAGACCAACATTAGATTAATCAATCTTTTCATTCTTCAAATTTTTAATTAGTTTATAAACGAAATAAATCACTGTGGCTGATATTATTACCACGCCCAGCCAAGCGTTGAGGTGATTGAATATTCTGTTTCCGATAGATACTCCGACTACCAGAAACAGAATTAAATAAATTTGCTTTCTCATTGTTACACCTCAATGATTACGATGTCAGGTGCAACACCTTTGATTGCTTCAACCTGTTCGTCAATCACCTTATTCTTGTATTCTTCAATGGCCTCATTCGCACCGGCAGAAACCAAAGAAAGGGAAACTTCCCGCCCATCCACATCGGCGTAGATTTCAACTTCGATTTCTTCACAGGCAAAACCTTTGAAAAGAGGGATATTCAGTTTGAACGATTTTGGCAGATTGGAATCAACCACTTGAGAATAGTTATCCGTCTTGTTCCCGTTTTCCTCTTTGCTACGTTCTATATCCTGATTCACTTTCGCCTTGAAGTTCTTCAAAGTGGAAACCAGCATCATGTTCTCAGACTTATCCTTGAAGAAGGCACGGTGCATCTTGAAGAACTGGGACAATTTGATAGGTTCCCATTTCCTTTCCGCATTGATACCGAACTCCTGCATTTCCTTTGAAGCCTGTAAAACTCCACTAATTACTGTCTGGTAATAATTGGTTTCATCAATAGTCAAAGCCAGACACATCTTATCACGGTTCACAATGATATTGGCCGATTTCTGATTAATCAGTTCGACACGCTTTTCCAGCCATCTGAAGGGTGCTTCTATCGTTCCATTGATAACTACTCTCTCCGGTTCTTTCGGGTCAAGGGCTACGGATGCTTTACCTTCTCTCAATACTACTTCGATGGGGGTACCATTGTACTCTTTCGGTACTACCAAATTGATTTTGTTTTCACTCATGATTCTGTTCCAGTTTTACGGTTAATACTAAATACTGTCTTCTGCATTTCTTGTGGCATGATTGGGCGGCTATAAACCAGTTCACCTAACTTGTTGTAGAATCCTACCATCTTTTCTTTATGGTATAGGAATTTTGCACATTCTTCATTCTCGACGAACTCCGAACCTCTTTTGATGTGGTCCAAAAGTTCCTGTTTTTCTTCATTCAAAGGCTTTAGGCGTTCTTTGAAACTCTCCATAGCCTCTTTCTTCTCCATCTCGACATCGTTGATGGTGATAGATACCTCAGCCAATGTTTCTTTCTTCTGAGCCAGTTCTTCGGGGGTGAATCTGTGGGTGTAGCCGATTTTCTCCACTGCATCGGCGTTGTCCTGAAGGAACTGCCATCGTTCCTGCTCAGGAATGTCTTGTCCTAAAAATTTGTCCATAATTATCTATAACTTTTTACACCGAACCTATTATAAATCTTTTTAGCGGTACCCATACCATTATAAACAGGGATGAAACTTCTTTGTAAGGCCTTCTCTCTTTGATGAATGCCGCTTGAATTAGGATTAATTGACTTCTCTGGATTAAAGAATCTTGCTACATCTTGGGGAAATTTTCTTTTTTTCATAATCTCAAAATTTTAGATAAACTCTTTATTACGTTCGATTTCTTGTTGTGCAAAAATTAGCATCTGTTGTTCGTTTGCCGAAGGCAGATAGATGCCGGCAACAGATGCGCTCCAGTTACGAAAACGGTCAATGCTCAAAGTCATTTCACCTGTTGTCAGTTCTGCAGAACTTCGCAGATAGGTTACTTCCTTGCCTTTCTTGTTGACCGTCTTTCTCTCAAACAAATCACGGTTGCAAGTCCTTTTATAGAAGTCTATCTTTGCTTCGTCAAGGCTGCAACCGTACTCACTGCCGAAATACCCTAAAAGCAGATGCAAATAGCTGTTCTGGGATAGCGTGCGGTTAGGGAGCTTCTTTCTCACTTCCACAACTGCATGCTCCTGGAACAGTTTGTTTACATAAGCCTTGAACTTGGGTATATCGTATTCATTCTTCAGATTGAATATGCTCATAGGCTAGAACGGTAAGTCATCTTTGGGATTTCCATTCGCATCTACATCAGGTGGAAACGCCTGTACCATGGGTGGCGTTTGTGACGGTGCCGGTTGCTGTGCTGGCACGGATGCTGGCTGGTGCATTGGCTGACGGCCTTCCAGTTTATAGCAGCGGATGGACACCATACGTTTTAGTTGTCCGTCCTGATTTGTCCATTCCCGACCTTGCAAGGCAAAGGAAACCGTTATTACGTCACCGGTTCTGAACTGGTCAAGTTCGGCACATTTGTCACCACTTACTTCAAGAGGTAGAATGTTCTCGTACTGGCTTCGTTCACCTGTATAGGGGTCATAGGTTGTGGCATCAAGAATAAATTCACGTTTCACAAACGGGTTGCCACCGCTTTTGGATGGGATTTCTTGGGGCTGGCCAATATAGACCAGCCGTCCGGTTATTTGATTAGGCATAATATATAGATAGAAGATTTGACGAATTAACTCTAATATCCATCAGAATTTTTCGCCGTTCATTTGTTATCAATGCGTAGGCACAATCTCTAGTAAGATAGGTCAGAAGTCCATTCTGTTCACCTCTAAGCTCATAAATCCTTCCATTGTATTCAATTTCATCCATTTATCTAGTCTTCTGCAAAAATTTTCTTATCGGTTATCAAATCTCTGTTGTCATTCAAGAACCGGATAAAGTCCTCACAATGATTTATAAGGATAGGTATATCCCGTGCCGGTACGAAAGTGTAGCTTTCAGTATAGGTTGATTTGAAGTCTGTAACATTATACTCAAACGACCTTACATCACTTCCGTTCTGCATCAGACAGTATGGATAAACCATGTGCTGCCAGTGGTCTTTGAACTTACCTACATAATAACTTCCGGTAGTCTTGATGTCATGTACTGACATCGGCATCAGTTCATCTATATAACCATATAGAAGAACTCCTCCGAAACATGTAGGCAAAACAGCTTCAACCCGTTGCTGGGTCAAGGCTCCTTTGTAATAGTCTGCAAACTCACGGCAGATTGAAATGGGAAAATTAAACTGACGGTTATTGTAGGTGGCATTAAGTCCTATTAATGATTGTTTTCCATCAATCCCGTGAAAAAATACTCTTCTTACTCGTACCTTTTCCGATTTCCGGCCCTCAATCATGCAGTCTATCACCTCATTGAAAGCTGTACCCTTATCGGCTGCTTCGTTGTCGAACGGAACACGATTTATTGTATCAATCAGGCTTTGGAACTGCTTTTGTCTGAACTCTTCAGGGGTATGTGGGGGATTCTCGCTGAATCCCCAATACCTTTCCCAGATGGCATCACTTTTCAGATAGCTTGTAAAGGCATCCAAAAGTGTAGCATAGAACTTGAATTTAGGCTGCTTTGTCTGCATAAGTCTTTGTCTCTTTATCGAATACCAGCCCGAGAGCTTTTACTTTTACTGAAAACAGATTTCTGGCCATATTCAAGGAACTGCCTACATGCTCAAACTCATTAATTCTTGACGCAAACTCATTTGCAGAACTGGCATCAGTAATAAGTTCGATGTTCTCTTTGATTTCAGCTATAACCTTATCATACTTTGCAGCTTCTTCTTTCTTTACCTGCAACATGCTCAGGTAGGGCATGATTACCTTTGCAGTGATAAAGTCATTCTTGGCTGTGGGATTTCCATTCTTGTCAAGAATTGTAGGCACCTGCATTAGTCCCGGCAAATTGCAGGTGTTTTTCCCGTCATTTCTTGATGTGGGGTCAAATGTGATTGTACGCTTCTGCATACCGTTCTCATTGCGCATTTCCAGATAACCCAGCAAATCAAGTTCTGTTACTATAGAATTATATGATTTCTCACGTAAAGCTGGAATAAAAACAGTGTCGTCACCTTCTTTTCTTGTATCTCTGTGAGCGACAAAAACAACATTCTTATTTAAAGAAGACAGTGTTCTCGTTAACCATGAGAACTCTGCATTTATTCCACCCCAATCCCTTATTTGAGGCTGACGTGTACCACATTTGTAAGAAATGATAAAATCCATCATCTTACCAATAGTATCAACTACTATAGTCTGGTAATCAGATAAATTTTCTTGTAAAACCTGTTGTACGTCCTGCCATGAACTTACCTGTACGATGTCTATACCGTCCAGATGTGCCATATTCACACGTTTCACGCCATTGTCAAAGTCAAGCAGCAACGGTTTCGGTGCGCTCAATGCTACTGTTGTCTTACCCATACCTGCCTGACCGTAAATCATCATCTTAACGGTGGAAGGAATTACTAATTCATTGGATTTCTTAATCAAACTCATAACGCAATAGTTTTAAAGTAATATATTAATACATCAATTTTGCATGTTTTATCACGTCCCAGGCATTACAAGCCCATCTGCTGTGTGGCACGCCTTCTTTGGTCTTGTATCTTATCCTTCCGGATTCGCACAATTCTTTCAGCCTTTTGAGACCGCCTACTATCGAAGCTGCTTCGTATTTCCCGAAAGACTTGTTGTTTAAGACGATTTTCAATACATCTTCGTTTATCATAAGCATTTTATTTTAAGCAGATAATTGCCGAGAAACCCGGATACTCTGTTGCTGATACCCGATATTTCACGTCCATTTTGTTTTTAAGTGTCCCGATCAAGCGAAGGTCACGATTGCGGCGTGATGCTTCCAGCTTGATTCCGTTGTGCCGTTTCTTGTCATAGGGAACCTTGTAAATGTCCCCTTTCTTCATTTCGTCAAAAAGACGTACTGTTTGGTAGTTTTCGTCTACTGTAATTTCTCTAACCATAGTTTAAGTATTTGATTGTTTGCTGGCAGAACGGGACTCGAACCCGTGACTTCCATGCTAACCCTTACATGGTGTTCTACCGCCTGAACTATCTGCCAATGAAAATGCCGGACTTTCATAGCCCGGCATCTACCCATTTTCAAACCATAAAAACTAATCTACTAAGCCAGCTAATGACTTAACCATGTTCTTGAAGTTGTCAAACTTCGATTCAATCTTTTTCTCTTCTTCCATGTAATACAGCATTGATTTTTTGTATTCTTCGGATTCTCGTTGCAGATTCTGTGTGTATGCCACGAGTTCATCATGCGTCATACCTTGTAATTCCTCATTTGTTTTCATGTCTATTCTTTTTAATGTTTTTTATTTCCGTTTCTATCTCCTTATCAAATAGCTCCCGTCTGTCCAGTTCCCGTGAGCGTGCCGTCAGAATGGCACTGATGTCCGCAAATTCATCACAGATGCTTTTTATTGTTTCTTGCAGCTCGTTCATTGTCCAGTCTGTTTGCGATTGAAAAACCAGTGATTATAAACCCGACAAATCCTATCCAGTACATAGCAGACAGGTCTTGATTGAAGTGCATTACCAGAACGGACAATGCACAGAGAAAAAGTAGTATTTTCATAACCGTGTGTATTAAATATTGCTCCCGTGGGCGTTCCGGTGGTTGCCTTACTGCTTATCAGAGGTCTGGTAAGCCACGGGTATATATAGTTCATGCTGGTGTCTAATCAGTGAAGATTGTCTTTGTAGCCGGCCTACGGCCACCTGCAATCGTATAAGTGTCTTTTTGTTTTCTGTGTGATTCGTATGCTGCGTTTGCTTAGTGCAGCCCTTTACTCATACTCTTTTCACACATCCGTTATCGCTACTCAGTCGTCCGTTTCACGTCAGGCTTAACGGTAAGCCTAAATTTCCATCATGTCAAAGAACCAATCAAGTAGAACCCTGCCCGATTCTCGCTATCGGTTGCCGTTCAGTCCGTCAGCAGGGTAGGTGAGTTACCAGCGTGTCACTGCCATGCCTTGTGATAACTGAAGGTTGATGTAGTCCATGCCATCATCTTCAGGCAGGTTGTATTCTTCAAGAAGGGCTTCGTATTTGTCCACCTCTTCAGTAAGTGCTTTGATGTATTCTTGCTTGCTGTCAGCGTTGAAAGCCCTGCATAAAGTCTCTTCATCTGCGTTGTAGGCGAAGTTCAGGTCTTTGTGCAGCCCGTCAAGTTCTTCTTCGATTTCGTGGCGTGTCATAGTCATGCGATGTTTAAAAGGTTAGCTTTCTTGAAGCATCTGTATTCTTGTCTCTCAGTAT